ACGTACATCATCTCATCGAACGCTTTAGGGTGGTCAATAGGTAAGTAGCTACAGTTAAATCCAGCTACGTTGTCACGGTCAAGAGCATCACCAGCAGTCATCAACGCTCTCATGCTAGGCATAACACCCATGTCATGAATGTCTGCAAAGATACCGTTAGCTTGTTCTAGTGTTAGCTTACCCTTCTCAATCCAGAAGTTTAAGTAACGGTCAATTGTTTCTTCCCAAGTCTCACGGCGCTGCTCCTCTGGTAGGTAACGTGCGTAGCGTGACTTGTGAATGTATTGTTGATATGCGTCCATTAAGATTGCACCTCTCTGTCTAACAGTAATTGAATGTAGTGCATGGCTTTACGTAGATCCTCGACACCGTTCTTGTCACGCCATCGGGTTATGTACTTTACTACGTTAGCCTCACACCAATCAAGGTTATTGTCAATAATAAAATCAATAGGTTGAATGTTATAACGTGCGTAATGGTGTCCGCCCACTTGTCTTTTGCGGGCATCGTCCCACTGTTTAGGTGTTGCATTGTCAATACTCATCCATACTTCCTTTTAAGATAACTCATGCTAATAGGTAGCTCATCAAAGGAACCGTTGTCTACCTCGTTTAGCATCCATATTCCAGACCAGCTACCGTTCGTTTGAGGGTTTAAGTAGCCTTCACTGTGGTTGTAATATATACCAGCAAACAATCCAGTGATGTTACTACCGTCTGCCTTACGTGCGTAGGCTATGTCTCTGTCTTGGACATGTCCCATGATGCACGACATGAACTTCTTTTGCAACATGAGTTTTGCACAGGTGACTGGTCTGCCCATGACTCCGCTCGTGAAGTAGTGACAGTACGCGATGCCATCGATGATGATTGGTTGTAGAAAAGGGATAACCTCCCATCCTGCTTCTTCCAATAAGAAATGATCATAGCTCATAAGTCCTTCTAGTTTCGGATCAGATTCAATAGCACGTTCGATCCGCTGTTCGTGGTTACCTAACAAGAATACCATCCGTGGTGTCCATGTCTTCTTCTTGTTACTACGCAAGCGTTCCTTCTCTGCTTCGATAGGCGCTAGGAAATGCTCCATAGCGTTCTGTCCTGCTCGTATGTCTCGTGTGTACCGCCGTCCTTCAAAAGACTTTTTACCTACGTCATAGCTACTGAGACTTTCCATGTCCCAGTGATCCCCCAGATGAATGATAACGTCAGGCTTTGTTGCGGCTGCATACTTACCAGCCCAGTACAAATGATCAACACTGTTACCGGGCTTGACTTGCGTGTCAGGTATTACTAGGTGTCTCGTCATTGCTTTTTACTCCATCCGACAGGACAGGTTTCTGGTGTGTACCATGCGAAACCTTGCTTCTCTGCCCATTCTTGCATGGTGTATCGTGTCCCGTCAGCTCTACGTCTTGCTCCGGGCATTGCAGTTCTTGGGTTCTGGAAGACAAAGACCAGCTCCTCCTTCTCCCCAAGGCTGCTGTTAATGTCAACATATTTCCTCGCCTCTGCGCGGTCACGGAACCTCCCTTTAGCTTCAATATATATAGTAGAATGTGTACTGTAATATACAAAGTCAGGCTCGTACGTCTTGACTTGGGTATATGTTAACTTACCAACATGGTACTCGCATCGTCTGAACTTCTGGTGAAGGTCATACTCGAACCAGCTATCGTACCCTTTAGGTATGTTACGCTTCGTTCTCTTCACTTGGTCTTTCCCATATTTGCTTAGGTTCACGACGTAGCCAGAGCAGCCTAGCGTTCTCGATGACACGCTCTTCTGTCTCCAACAACTCAACGCACTTGTTGAACATCTCTATCTCTGACAAACCTTCAAGGATCTTCTGAGACTTTTTCTCACCGATGCCGTGTACACCCATGATGTTATCAGCTCTATCGCCCATGATGATCTGACGATAAAAGAATAACAGTCCTTCCTCTTCAGTAACAGAAGACAGTTCACGCTTGTTGAAGTTGTAATGTCTGCACGGTACTTGTTTAAAGTCCTTATCAAGACTGACTATGATGCTGTCAGGGATGGTGGTAGCGTCGATAGCAATCAAGTCATCAGCTTCCTCATCTTCTGATACAACAGCTTTCCAATCTTCGATCAGGTACTTACGTATAGCTTCAAGGTGTGCAGGTTTTTCTACGTCCTTACGGTTACCTTTGTAAGGCGCAGTCACAGCCACGTCGTTACGAAAGTTACCCTTGCCTGTTAGGTAGACACGGTAGTCTGGTTCGCCGTCTATCATGGTGTATAGATCGCTTACCAGATCAGACAAGAAACTGCCCGTAGTATAACAGGCAGTCTTGACTGACTCATCGTCGCACTTGAATGCACAACGATAAGCCACAATGTCACCGTCAATCAGGATCACAACGCTTCCGCTTCAGAGACTGAGTTGTCAGCGTATTCGATAAGGTTAGTAACCTTCATCTTGATCATGGATGGTGAACGTCCTGTACCAACAGACCAGTCATAGTATCCTACAACAGCGATAGCTTCAGATCCGTTAGCGATAAGAACATCTTCAGGAATCTCAACACCGTTCTCATCTGTTAGACGCATAGGGTTGTTGCTCTTCATGGTGATAAAGAAGCCACGGTCATCGCCCTTGTTGCTAGGTGCAATACCCATCTCTTCGATGGCCTCAACAGCTTTATCGCTAAGGTTACCAAGCTGAACTTGATACTTGTTACTGTACTTGTTGAGCTTGTTACGCTCACACCAGTAGACGGTTCCGCGTACAGTGATGGGTGGTAGTTTGTTTGCAGACATAAGTTTCTCCTTAATGTGTCTCTGCCCAATTGTTACCTACTCTATACTCGCCGTCTAAGGGACACCGTAGGCTGAGTGTCTCACCGGCGATTCTGATTGCACGTACACCTATACGTCCGACTGTGTCAGCGTAGTGGGCAGGTGTTTCTATCTGCCATTCATCGTGTACGTTTGCTACAAATCTATGTGGTATGTTGCGTAGTTTATCTGACAAGTGTACCAAAGCTTGCTTCATAACAATAGCCCCGGCACCTTGTAGTAATGTATTCAGTGCGGCGTGTTCTGATCTGACTCTGAGCTTTCGTCCGTCGAGTCCAGTAAGGATGCCTGATGCAGCCTGTCCGTGAGTATCTCTTCTAACTCTTTCAAGAGACGGCGTGTTAGAAAGAAATGTTTCTTTAAGTCTGCGTCCAGTAACGCTATTTCCTCCAACGATAGCTCCGATCTTAGCATCTCCGGCTCCATACAGAAACGCATAAATGAATGTTTTCGCAAGAGGGCGGCTCTCAAGTTTAGCTGCTCGTTGATTAGCTGTATGAATATCGCCATTGAGTAGTTCATTAGTATAGTTCTCGTCGTCCATGTAGTGAGCTAACATACGTAACTCTAAACCGCTGGCGTCTATACCAACCAACTTGTTACCTTCATCCACTGTCCAACATGAGCGGCACTCAGTACCGAACGGTGCAGATACTGCTGGTACTTGTGCCATGTTAGGTGATAGGTGTGTCATACGTCCTGTCACTGCTCCGTTGGTAATGACTCTGCCATGTACTCTACCATCGTCCTTGACAGCTTTCAACCATGAATCTATCTGAGCTACTCGCTTCTGCAACATCATGTAACGTGCAACAGCTTTAGCTTCAGGAAGGTCTATACTGTCCAACACCTTCTCGTCAACGATGATGTTACCCTTCTCAGTCTTCTTATCGAACTTAACACCAAGACCTTGCAGTCGCTCTGCTATCTGCTTGCGTGATCCGGGATTGAAGATTGTTACCTTGTCCTTCAGTCGCTTACCTGTCTTCTCAGAGATACGTTCTTCAACGATGGGCGGGAAGATAGCTTGTAACTCTGCTTCGATGTTGTTCATCTCAAACATAAGATCCATCATCAACTTCTCAGCGAAGGGTGTGTCTAGCTTGAAGCCGTTACGCTCCTGCTCAGTCACGACCCAGCCTACACGATGCTCAAGATCAATACACTCCTTCGAGAAACCTTCCTTGCGTAGCTGTAGTTCAAGCCACTTGTGTACACGCTCAGTCAGTTCAACGTCAGCGATACAGTACTCGATCATCTCGTCTGTTAGTCCACCGTCGTAGTCGGTAAAGTCGAGCTTGCCTGTTCCTCCAAGGATTGTTCCCCAGTTACGCAGTGAATGTCCACCTTCTTGGCTTGGATTGTAGAGTCTGGAGAGGTATAAAGTATCCACAACAAGATGCCTAGGAATGCGTACGTCCCAAACACTATCGAGAACACGGCAATCAAATCCAATGAGATTATGTCCGATAACTTGTTCCGCATCATGCAACACCTTCTTCAAAGACTCTGGTGTCGTATGTACTTGGGTGCTGTTCTTCACCTTCGTAACGGCACACCAGATC